GGTATATGTGTATGTCCTGGCCAGCCGATTGCTAATTGCATCGTTCACCGTGCCAGCAATAGACCATTGTAACTGAATACCGATAGGTGCATTCTGGCCTACGGAAAAAGTCAGAATATTTGTTGGCACCGGAATGTCCAGCCGGTAAGACACACTCGGGTAATTGGATCCGCCGCCACTGGTCGCCAAGCTGTAGTCTGTGTACCTGGGAGTGTCAGTGCCTGTAAAAATAATGCGCTCTCCGGCATTGTTGGCAATCGGCGCTCTTACCACACTTACGCCGTTTGCCGCTTCCGAACTTGTCCACGCCAACCATGTGCCAGCAACAGTCACGCTATTTGGGTCTGTCCATGAAAAAGAACTGCCTTGCGCCATTTTATATAAGCTGAGGATTGTTCCGGTTTTGCTCAAAGTGCCGACTTGCGCCATGACTCGGTAAACATCAATAACACCACTATCTGTATAGGCGTTTACCGCTTGTAAGGCATAATTTTCCCCTAACAATCTGTCATTTACGCTGGGTTTTGTGCCAAGGAATTGAAGAAATCTATGTAAAGGCATTATGTACCACTTAATGCTAAGCGCACGTAGTCCAGAACTGAGCCGCTTGATACAACAGCAATATTGCGATAAAGCCAAATTGCTTGATAATCACCTGGATTAAGATCGGGAAACGCTATTGCGCTGTAGTTAAAGTTTGGTTGCTGCCAAATAATGCCCGCAGGTGAGGTGTTGATAGTTGATACTGACGTTTCAGTAGCGTTAACTGCCGCTAATCCAAGGGAAACAAACACCGTATCATCTGTTCCGATTGGCGTAGACTCAAAATACAATCCTAGCCCGGTGTGCGCCACACTGCCGTTGTTTTTGAGGTAGATGCACAGATACGAACTTGAGCCTGCCACAGCTTCATCCAGTGCGACATTAGGAAATAAATTTCCATTTCCTGAGCCTATGGCATGCGTAGAAATAGCGTCACCCAAGGATGCCGCACCCGAAGTATTAGCAGACCCACCTGAGTAATAGTAGCCAATATCAGAATTTAAGCTCATTAGTTGTCAACTAGATGTTTTGGTAATCCTAGCTCAGAAAGATATTGTGCAAAATGGTGATCGCGCTTATCCGCTTGATTACCAAAAGCAGAATCTTCACTGTAGCAACGATAACAGCCATAATTAAATAATGCGTTACTGAAATCGTCAGAAATGGTTATTTTTGTGCCGGCTGTATAATTGGCTATGTTGGCCGGAATTGCAGAATAAATTAGCTTTACATATCCCGGTGTAGCCGGCTGAACAGGGTAAACATAGAACTGAAGCGGGTTGTCCTCATTGTACATATAACAGCCGACCGAAATACTGGCAGGGTCCGCTGTCCATGACGAGTTCCTGCTAATGACTGTAGGCAAGTCGCTTTTGTTGATTGGCAGGCCGATAACACTACCATCGCTGGACGTGTTGAATGGAATCTCTATTAGCTTGATTGCATCACTCGGTAATGTTTGAAGTGCGCCAGCAACCAAGTTGAAATTAACCGACATAGGATTAACATTTGCTGATTGTTTTGCCGCTTTTAACTGACCATCGTTGACATACATCAAGTATGTGGCTAGTGTTCGTCGCGTAGCTCCTACATCACCAACTTCTTGGCAAATATCGTTAATAACAGAAATAACGTCAGTCGTGATAGCCATTACTGATAACTTACAATCAATTCACAGTTCGCTGACGTTACAATCGTTAAGCCGGTTAAAAAAGCCACCTCGAAATAAAGAGAGTTTGGAACTGTAATAGCCGGTATAACCGCCAAAATTTGTCCGGCTGCCGAGGTATTGTCGTAGATAGTAATCGTGCCTGAGTTACCACTAACAGCGATCAGATTAAGCTTACCTTTTTCAGCCTTTACTACTGTTGTTGTAGCTGAGCTTATTCGAGCGTATTTGTGACCGTCTATGAACATAATGTATTTCCAATAAGTGATTTAAGCCATTCTTCCGCGCGAATTAGGCTGATAAGCTGGCGTATCCTGCATAACTTCATCATATTTGGCGCTGTGTTTTGGGCCAAACATGCCTTCATATAATCCATAGTTTGCTTGGGCCTCTTGCAGGTTATACGTTGATTCTCCGCGCTTGCTGAACGCTTTATATGCCACGTAAAAATTAAGCCCTTCGCTGTGGGTATCGTCAATATCAGCCGCGAAATCAAACCCAGCCGCGCTAGGCGTATTGGATGTTGTTAAATAAAGCGTGTCATTGGCTATCGGTATGCGGTCAAGCCGTAAAGCCGTGCGGGTGCGGATATATGCCCTTGGCGTTCCGGTTATAGTGCGCCAAGTTGCAGAAACCTTTTCTTCCATATAAGCCGCTGTCGTTTGCAGCAATGGCCTAGAATCGCCTCGCGCATAATAATTGTCAGTGGTAAAATTGATGCTTTCAGATAGCGTTACCGCCGATCCAACAATAGCCATAATTTTCGCTGAGCTATCTATTCCAGGCCCGGTAACTGTCATACCAACAATTAAACCGGAAACAGACGCGACGCTAAATGTGGCTCCGGTTCCTGCCGACAACGGGTTAAACATCATTGTTGGCGCACCATAAACAGCACTTAATATTTGGCGTACCGAAGTATCTATTGTGTAGTCTGGATTCCCTACGCTAACAGCAATTGAGTAAACACGCCGTATCAATGTTGTGCGTTTGCAGGCGTCTGAAACGCCCTCCAGCGCATAGCGGGTTAGCTGGTCGTCTGACCACCGATAAGGCTGCACTTGGTCGTTGATAAAATCACTACGAACTTGTGCAATCAAATCGGATAGCAGCATTAGATTAACAATCCTTCTTCGTTACAGCCCGCGCCTTCTTCCCCTAAATGCTTTTTAAGCAATGTCGTCCAAGGAAATACATGGCCTGTTTTCAGGTTTTTGATGTGCGTTACCGCTGGATTTTTTACTATCACAGCTTCTTTTTCCTGCGGCTGGATTTGCAGCAACAGCACTTCGTCTTTCAGTTTGTCCAGGGTTTTTGTCATCTTCAGTTGTACGCCGAATGCCGATAGCGCATAATCGGCTAGCTGATCTTTGTCGAAATCGTCAATATCTAATGCCATTAGTAGGTTCCTAAGTTTGCCCAGTGAATAGTGATTTGACCGCTAAAAGTTGCTGTCGCATCGTTTGTTACTTGGTTTGGCAGCGCAACATTAAGGTAAACAGGTATTGCAGTTGTGTTGCCATCAAGCTGTGTTGATGCCGCCAATGGCGCCGACAAGTTTGTAGTTGCTGCCACATTGATTGTCGCAGAAACCGGCAACGCCGTTGATGGTATTAAACTAACCATCGTTCCAGACAATGTAGTAGCAGTAGCCGCCGCCGAACCAACACTAGCCACAGGGCTTGCGCCGATATTAGCAACCACGCTTGTAGTGGTTTCGTTTAGCGTAGCGGTAGCGCCTTCGACAATTATCCGGCCCTGCGGGAATGTCCATAATAATAAACCTGCGTATTTTAACGCATTGGTGATTGTTAGCGGTACGTTTGTCAGGGTAAATGTGGTCGATACTTTATGACCAATCTGTTTGTGCTTTACCACTACACTTGGCAGAACAGGTGATGCGCCTAGATTCCCACCGCCGAACACGGCTAGCTTACCAACCGTCAATTCTTCAAAAAAACTCATGATGCTTTCCTTAAAAAATAGGGGCCTAAGCCCCTATAGGCTTAGGTTATGGATGACACAAAAGTTTGTGCATAGCAAGCGCCTAATTTTATGATGGCATTTGCCGGTACGCCGGTTAGTATCTTCAAATCAATACTGCCTCCATTCTGGTAAAACTTACCGACACCATTTGCTGCTGGGGAAGATGCAGCATTAAAGCTACTACCAGCGGCCGCTGTATTTGCGTCAGCCGAAGTTAAATAGCTCGTCGCCGAAACGGATGTTAAAACTATTGGCTGAACCAACGGCTGTAAAATTCCGTTCGTGTATACCAATGCAGGGGCAGTAGAATCGCCCAAAGCAAAGGTGAATGTGTTGCCTTCTTGCGTCATTACCTGCCATGTGACAGTTAAAACATGCGCTCCGTAAGGGATATACAGCATGTTAAACACATCGTTTGCGGCCAATGCAGACCCTTTTAAGATCGCCAAATCTGCCGCATTGAACGTGACAGACCGTTCTTTCATGACAGAATCACTGACTCTCGCGCTGTGATTGTAGGGTGGAGCAGAGAATGATGATCTGTTTAAAACATTATAAGTTGACATGTTGAGTCCTTAGTTAACGTAAACTGGAGCAGAAACCAGACCAGACGGAATTAACACCTTGAACCCATAGACGTTCAAGCCCCTTACTGCATCGCCGAATTTTCTTTCCAGCCGCACGTTTTCGACTTTCGTGATCTGTGAGGCATAGGTGACTGCGGATTTATGCCCGGAAACGCATTGATACAGATTGCCTGCGCGAGCCAAGTTGTTTGACACGTACAAAGTCAAGCCTCCGACCTCGCCTAGCCTGCCATTATTCAAGTTTGACCGAATAATAGATTTGGTATCCCCGGTTAAGCTCACGTTTTTAAGGTCTGATTTTTGGATCAAACCGGCGACTTTGGGTGAAATGACTGCCCAGCGTTGGTTTGGTGGAATGTTGTTCAATTCCAGCGCCACTTCTTGGTCGATCAGCCAATCAACTACGTTGGTTTTATCCAGTGTAATCGTTGGCAACACAGTGCCAGCACTACCGTAAATCGAACCCAACACTGTTTGGTCAATTGAGATTTTCATCTGAAAGCCGGCGTCAGTCGTCAGTTCATTGAGTATGGCAATATCAGATTGAGCTTTATCAATGTCGCCAACTTTGAAAGCAAATCGTTTAGCGTAGTTGATGGACAATGAAATCATTTCGTCTGAAATGTCTTGGTATTCAATGTCGGAATCTTCCTGGTGGTCTACAACTTCCACAGTTGGGCGCTGGCGAATATTAACCTGCGAACCTTGTCCGGCAATCT